GTCGTATTACATCCATGCCCGCAAAGGCACGATCGGCGCTCTGCGCCGCGTGGTCGAGCCGCTGGGCTACCTGGTCGAAGTTATCGAGTGGTTCAAGACGGTGCCGAAGGGGGAACCGGGCACCTTCGCGCTGAAGGTCGGTGTGCTGGACACCGGGATCACCGAAGAAATGTATCAGGAACTGGAACGCCTGATCGACGACGCCAAGCCGGTAACTCGGCACATGACCGGCCTCGATATCACGCTGGAAACCCATTTAGACGCCTATGTCGGTATCGCTGTGTATGACGGCGATGAGATCGATGTTTACCCCTGGAACAATCCCGATATTGACGTGGTGATTCAGGGCTATCACGGCGTTAGCGAATACACCCTCGACGAATTGGACGTGTACCCCCATGGTTGATAAAAACTCTATATTCGGCGGCATGCTCACCATTCAAGGGGCCGCCAAGAAAACCAACTGCGATGCGCTGGGAATCCCTTGGGAGCCGCGTTACATGCTGATTGGCGATGCCAACGGCACCGACCCAGTGCCAAACCCTTCCCAGATAAAGCTGATCAACCAAGTCTATCGGGCTCAAATCAATCAACTGTACGTGTCTCCAACTGACGCCAATGTACTGATTGCCGAGCTGGTGTTGCCGCCCGACGTGGGCGGCTGGTGGGTTCGTGAACTGGCGCTCGAGGACAAGGACGGCGTGTTTTCCGCGGTCGCCAATGCTGCCCCGAGCTATAAGCCTCAGTTGGAACAAAATTCCGGGCGTAACCAGGTGGTGCGGATGCACATCATCACCAGCGGCACCGCAAACATTCAGCTGAAGATTGACCCGTCCGTGGTGCTGGCCACCCGATCCTACGTCGATCAAAAGACGTTGGGGATACGGGACTACGTCGATCAAAAGGTGCTGGAGGAGCTGGGCAAGCAGGACTTTAAGCACTCGGTGCTGGTGGCGACCACCGCCCCTGTGGTGCTAAGCGGCCTTCAGACCATTGATGGTGTGGCCTTGAGCGCTGAGGCGCGGGTGTTGGTGAAGAATCAGGCCGCGCCCAAGGACAACGGCCTGTACAGCGTGTCGGCGGCGGGTGTGTGGACGCGTAGCGCGGATGCCGATAGCAGTCTGGAAGTGACGCCCGGGTTGTTTGTGCATGTCGAGCGCGGCACCACCAACGGCGACAGCATTTGGCAACTGGTGACGGATGCGCCGATTGTCCTGGGCGTGACGGATCTGCTGTTTGAAATGGCGGCCGGGCGCACCGGTGTCAATGCCGGCACGTACCGCAGTGTGACCGTGGACAAATACGGTCGAGTGGTGGGCGGGACCAACCCGACCACGCTGGCCGGTTATGGGATCACCGACGCCTTCACCAAAACCGAAACAATCGACTTGATTAACGGCGCGGGCCAAATCCCGTTAGTGGAGGTCAACACCTCAAGGCCCTTGGTGGCGAACGAGTTGGGGCTTGTCCTGATTGATGCCAGCGCAGGGGCGTTGACGGTTGAGCTGCCCGACGCCAACTCGGCGCTGGGTGTTCGTGGTGTGGTGGTGCGGCGCGTCGACAACACCAGCAACCGGTTGATGATCAAGGCCGCCGGTAGCAATAAAATCAAGTTCCACACGCACTTGCGGGCCGAGGGGTATCAGTTTTTTGTCCTGATGGGGGCCGGGGATTATTGGCATTTGCGCAGTGATGGCAAGGGCAACTGGATACCGATTGCGCGCTTAGACGGTACGGCACTCGGGCGGCCCGTGTTTGAAACGATCACCGTATTGAATCCGGGTGGTCATGCTCCGTTGGGCAATAACGTCTTGGTTCGTGCCGACTGGCCATGGTTGTGGGACCACGCTCAGCTGTCGGGAATGCTGACTACGGAAGCCGCTCGTGGGGGTATGGAGGGCGGTTGGACCTCGGGCGATGGCGCGACCACGTTCCGCTGTCCAGATGCGCGCGGTAAATTCTTCCGAAACCTTGACGAGTCTGCCGGGATCGATCCGGGCCGTGTGGCGGGCAGCTATCGGCTCGATGATTTCAAGAGTCACGCCCACTATTCAGCTTCCACAGGCTACGGCACGCAGGCGATGGGCGGCGGGAGCATCACCTATGCCACCCCGACTGGTGGCAGCACTGGCGCCGCTGGCGGCGCTGAGACAGTCCCGAAACACATCGCCTATCCGGGCCGAATTAAAGTGATCTGAGGTTCTAATGAATATCTATTTATTTGACCCGCTCGGCATTCTATCCGGGCCGTTTGAGTTGTCAGAGTTTCCGGAGGTCCCGGGGTTTGGCCAATATCTGCCGGGCAATAACGTCCAGCTGGAAAATCCTTTGGCCCAGCCCGAGGCTGGCCACGTATGGGCGCTGGTCGATGGGGAGCCGCAACAATTGGCCGACTATCGCGGCATGGTTTTCCGCACGGAAGTACCAGGCGTCGCGGAGGAGTATTCCAAGCTTGGCGATCTGCCTGAAGGACTGACCGCCAAACGCTGGCCGGGTCAGTTCTACGTGTGGGCTGGTGGGGATTGGGTTCTGGATGAGGCGGCGCAGATTACGGCGGCGCTAGCGGGCGAGCGAGCGTGGCGCAATGTACAGGTTGCCGCGACTGACTATCTGGCAATGCCGGATTACCCGATCACCGCTGAACAGCGATCCGAGCTGTATGCCTACCGCCAGGCGTTGCGCGATTGGCCGGATGTGACGCTGTTCCCTGATCAGTCAGGCCGCCCCCAGCCCCCGGCATGGATTGCCAGCTTGGCCCAATAACGCCCCGCACTGACGGGGCGTTTTCTTTTCCGTTACGCGTAACACGAACATCCCTGATAGCCTCGCTTATGCGGGGCTTTTTCGTTTCTGGAGATTGAGCCTTATGAGTTTCTTTCACGGCGTCACCACCACGTTGATCGACAACGGTGCGCGGACTATTTCGCTGCCGTCGTCGTCGATCATCGGTCTGTGCGACACCTTCACCCCGGGCATGCTCGGCGGCGGCACAGCCCTGGCCGGCGAGCTGAAGCTGATCACGTCCGAGCGTGAAGCCATCGCCGCGTTCGGCGCCGGTGCGGCGATTACCAAGGCCTGCCAGGCGATCTACGCCAAGGCCAAGGCGGTGATTGTCGCTATCGGCGTGCCCAAGCTGGAAGACGCTGCGCTGCAAACGTCCGCCATCATTGGTGGCGTTCTCGCCGGTGGCCAGCGTACCGGCCTTCAGGCGTTGCTGGACGGCAAGAGCAAGCACAACGCCCAGCCGAAACTGCTGATCGCCCCGGGGCATTCCTCGACGCAAGCGGTGGCCACCGCCATGGATGCCCTGGCTGGCAAGTTGCGCGCGATCGGCATCATCGACGGGCCGAACACCACCGATGAGGCGGCCATGGCCTACGCCCTGGAGTTCGGCAGCAAGCGCCTGTTTATGGTCGATCCCGGGGTGCAGTTCTGGGACACCGTGCTCAGCGCGACGGTCGATGCCCCGGGCTCGGCCTGGGTCGCGGGGCTGTTCGCCTGGACCGATGCCACTTACGGCTACTGGGCGTCGCCGTCGAACAAGGAGTTTGTCGGCATCACCGGCACCACGCGCCCGATCGAGTACCTGGACGGCGACGAAACCTGCCGGGCCAACCTGCTGAACAACGCGAACATCGCGACGATCATCCGGGATGGTGGCTATCGCCTGTGGGGTAACCGAACGTTGTCCAGCGACCCGAAATGGGCATTCGTCACCCGGGTGCGGACCTGCGACATCCTCATGGACGCGGTGCAGGCCGGGCACAAATGGGCGGTCGATCGCTCGATCACCAAGACCTATGTCTCGGACGTGACCGGGGGGCTTCAGGCGTTCATGCGCGACGAGAAAAACGCCGGCGCGATCATCAACTTTGAAGTCTACCCCGACGACGAATTGACCACGGCCAGCCAAATCATGCAGGGCAAAGTCTATTGGCGCATTCGCTTTACCGATGTGCCGCCGGCAGAAAACCCGAATTTCCTCTTCGAAGTCACCGATCAGTGGGCGACCGAAGTTCTTGAAGCAGCCTAAGGGGGC